CATTTATTACAAAACTGTAATGAGCCATTTGGCTCTACTTGATTTAGAGTTAAATGGTCATACTCTTTTTAGATTTAATCGTAGAACAAATAGAATTTATCTAGACATTAACTGGGAAACAGATATCCCTCTTGGTGATTATGTTATCGTTCAAGGATACCGTGCTTTAGATCCAACTGAATTTACAAAAGTTTATAACGAATCATTTTTAAAACATTCTGTTACTGCATTATTTAAAAGACAGTGGGCTACAAATATTAAAAAGTTTTCTGGCATTCAACTTCCAGGTGGTGTCACATTAGATGGTGATAAACTATACGATGAAGCAGTTAATGAGATTAAAGAACTAGAGGATAGTTTACAAAATAAGTCTGCACCATTAGACTTTTTTATAGGTTAATATGTCAACAACTAATGTTTATTTTTCTCATGGTACGAGAAACGAACAGTACTTGATAGAAGATCTTATTATCGAATCTTTAAAGATTTACGGTAATGAGTTCTTTTATATTCCAAGAACATTAGTTTCTAAAGACGAGATTCTTGGTGAAGATCGTCTGTCTCAATTCACATCATCATTTCCAATTGAAATGTATTTTGAAAATGTGGACAATCTTGCTGGGCAGGGAGCATTTATTCAAAAGTTTGGTTTAATGATGGAGCAGTCAGCTACATTGATAGTTGCTCGTCGTAGATGGGATCAGTTAGTTGGTCGCTATGGTCAAACTACTTTACCCAATCGCCCAAACGAGGGAGATTTAATTTACTTTCCATTAACAAAAGGATTGTTTGAGATTAAATTTGTGACTCATCAAGATCCATTTTATCAACTTGGTAAACTATATGTTTATAAACTACAAGTTGAATTGTTCCAGTATGCTTCTGAAAGAATTGATACTGGTATTGCAGCAGTGGATACATTTGAATCACTCAAATCATTTACCACAAATACAACTCGTTCACCAAATGGTAAGGTTATAAGGATCGATGTGACAAATCAAGGTTCTGGATATAGCACAGTTCCAACAGTATCCTTTACTAGTTCAAGTGGTATTAATGCTGCAGCTACTGCTGTTCGTGGAACTGGCGCAAATGCCAATAAAATTGTTAGTATTACTGTAACTAATCAAGGATCTGGATATCAAACTGCTCCAGTAGTTTCTATTACTGGTGGTGGGGGTGCTGGTGCTTTAGCAACTGCAGTTATTGAAGCAGACATTGATGCTGTTGAATCTTATGGTGATAATAATAAATTTAAGACTGCAGCAGCAACTGATTTATTCAGTGAATCAAATCCATTTGGTGAAATAGATAGAACCAGGAATACTGAATAATGTTAAACAATAATGTATTTTATCACGGAACTATTCGTAAGTGCATCGTAGCGTTTGGCACTCTATTCAGTGACATCTATATTGATCGTCGTGAAGGGAATTCTGTAACAGGAACAGTCGCACAGCGTTTACAAATTCCTTTGGCATATGCTCCAAAAGAAAAATATCTAGTTCGTATTGAGCAAGATCCTAATTTAGAAAACAATACCTATGTCTCTTTACCAAGAATGTCTTTTGAGATTCTTGGATATAGCTACGATTCTAGTCGTAAGTTAAATCGTATGCAGCAAATAAAATGTGGTGATGGTACTACCACCATGGACGCTATCTATACTCCAGTTCCATATAACATTGATGTTAGTTTGTATATTTTAACTAAGACTCAAGAAGACGCATTACAAATTTTAGAACAAATCCTTCCAACATTTACTCCAGAATATACTCTAACGATTAACGCTGTTCCAGACATGAATGTTAAACTTGACATTCCTATCGTTTTAAATAGCGTAACCTCTTCTGACGAATATGATGGCGACTTTCAAACTCGTAGAAATGTTACACATACACTAACATTTACAATTAAAACCAATCTATTTGGTCCATTGGCTAACAAGAAAGTTATTGATGAAGTATTTGCTAATGTTGGACAAAATGAAAACTTTAGCAATCCGAACAGAATCTATACAGCAGAGGGTGATGTCACTACTGCTACAGTTGATACAGAATCTTGGACAAGTAATTTTTAAATATGGCTGAAATTTATAATGCGAATTCGAATCTAAAAGCAGCTGGTGTTGATGTTCAGTTTACTCCAGAAGATGTTAAGGAGTATATGAAATGTGCTGCAGATCCAATTTATTTTATTGAAAACTATTGTTACATTGTAACGCTAGATCATGGTCTTCAGTTATTTAAATTATATGATTGCCAAAAGAAAAAGATTGATGTTATTCATAACAATCGTCGTGTAATTCTTATGGAAGGTCGTCAGCAAGGTAAGACTACAACTTCAGCTGCTTATATTCTTTGGTATACATTATTTCAACCGAATAAAAATGTGGGGGTTTTAGCAAACAAAGCAACAGCTGCACGAGAGGTTTTAGATCGTTATCAAACGATGTATGAATTACTCCCTAAATGGATGCAACAAGGTGTCACTACTTGGAACAAAGGTGACATCGAATTAGAAAATGGTTCAAAAGTATTTACTGCTGCAACTGGTAAATCTGGTATTCGTGGTAAATCTGTAAACTTATTGTATGTTGATGAAGCTGCAATTATTCCGAACAATGTGGCAGAAGAATTCTTTACATCAGTTTACCCTACAATTTCTGCTGGTCAGACTACTAAGATTCTTCTAAGTAGTACACCATTAGGTTATAATCATTTCTGGAAGTTTTGGAATGATGCTGAGAATGGGCGAAATGGATTTGTTAATCTGTTTATTCCATACTGGGAAATTCCAGGTCGTGATGAGGCATGGGCAAATGAACAAAAAGCCATGCTCGGTGAACTTAAATATAATCAAGAGGTTTTGTGTAACTTCTTGGGATCAAGTTTAACACTTATTAATGCAGATACTATCGCACAAATGAGTGTAGCAAATAGAGTCTATGATAAAGATGGACTTGATGTTTATGTAGAACCACAAGTTGGTCATACATATTGTTTAGTCGCTGATGTGGCTAAAGGAGTTGGTGGGGATTATTCTGCGTTTCAGATTATTGATATTACAGAAACACCCTATCGAATTGTTGCAAAGTATAGAAACAATGAAATTAGTCCATTGCTCTATCCTAATATTATTTACAAAGTTGGTAGAGACTATAATTACGCTTGGGTACTAATGGAGATTAATATATCAGAGCAAGTTGCTCATATTCTCTATTCTGAGATGGAATACGAAAACATTTTATTTGTTACAAGACATACTCTTGGACAAACAGTTTCTGGTGGTTTCGGTGGTGGTAAAACCCAGCTAGGTGTAATGACAGATAAGAAAATTAAAAGAATTGGGTGCTCTAATTTTAAGGCACTAGTTGAAGAAAAGAAACTATTAATACAAGACGCAGACACTATATCAGAAATTTCTACATTTATTGAGACAAAGGGGTCTTATCAAGCAGACGAAGGTTATCATGATGACTTAGTTATGCCTTTAGTTTTGTTTGGCTGGTTGACAACTAACTCGTATTTTAAAGACCTAAATAATGTAAACCTTAGAGAAGTTATGTATAAGAAACAGATGCAGGCTATCGAAGAAGAACTTACTCCATTTGGTTTTTATGACGATGGTGGTCCAGAAAAACCCCCTCTAAACTTCTAGAAATCGTGCAAAAACTAAATAAAATGTAGACATGAATTTTGTCTAAAAGTAAAACTTATTAACAAGGAGAATTACAATGCCGTTTCAATTATCTCCAGGCGTTGCAGTCGTAGAAAAAGATTTCACTTCTATCGTTCCAGCCGTATCATCTTCAATTGGTGCTTTTGCTGGTGCATTTCCGTGGGGTCCAGTTATGGAACCTACCACTGTTGGATCCGAAAACGAATTAGTTCGTCGCTTCGGTAAACCAGACGATAGTAACTTTAGTTCTTTCTTCACTGCTGCGAACTTCCTATCTTATACAAATAACCTATTGCTAGTTCGTGCAGACGCTGGACACTTGAATGCTGTGGCAACCCCAACAGGTGGTCTAGGTACTGTAACTGTCACTGCTGCAGGATCTGGCTATACCTCTACTGCTGCTGCTCCTGCAGTAACAGTTGGTGCTCCAGATGATGCAGGTGGAACACAAGCTGTTGTTACCGCAACATTATCTGGTGGTACAGTTACTGCGATTGCAGTTTCAACTGCGGGTGCTGGATATGATTCCGCACCGACCGTAACTATTACTACAGCTGCAGGTGATACTGGTTCTGGTGCGACTGCTACTGCAGTAATGACCACACCAACTATTTCTGGATCTGCAGTTTCTGGTACTGGTGGTCAATTTACTTGTACTGGAACTACTATAACAGTTGGAGATTTAATTACTCTTACTGGAACAATATCTGGTACAGCAACTATCACTGGTTATACAACTGGAACAACATATAAAGTTTCTGCTATCACTGGTTCTGGTGCTTCTGTAACAGGATTCACTTTAACTACCACAGGTGATGTGGCTATCGTTACTACTGCAGGTACAACAACTGGTTTAACTCTTAGCAACAATTCACAACAAACTGTTGCTTCGATTACAGTAGCCACAGCTGGATCTGGTTATAAAATTGCCCCAACAGTAGCATTATCTGGTGGTACACCAACTACTGCTGCAACACTTGGTGCGGTTACACTTTCCTCTTCTACTATTACTGGTCTTACCATCACTACAGTTGGAACTGGTTACTCTTCTGCTCCAACACTAACAATCGCAGCACCTCCATCTGGAACTACTGCGACTGGAACAGCGACTATTCAAACTGCTGGTCTAAAAATTATCAATGGTGAAACTTATACCTCTACCTTTTCCGCAGGTGCTGGTGTTGTCGGTACTTGGGCAGCAAAGTATCCAGGAACTTTAGGTAATAGCCTAAAAGTTTCTATAGCAGACTCTGCTGGTTTTACTGGTTGGACATACGCATCTGAATTTGATGCTGCTCCAGGAACTTCTCCATACGCTGCAAGCGTAGGTGGGTCTGGTGATGAAGTTCATGTAATCGTTATCGATGAAGACGGATTATGGACTGGTACAGCGGGATCTGTTTTAGAGAAATTTGCATTTCTTTCAAAAGCATCTGATGGTAAAAAATCTGATGGTACAAATAACTATTACAAAGATGCCATCAACAGTCGTTCAGAATATATCTGGTGGATGGATCACCCAACTGCAGTAACAGGCACTACTTCATGGGGTGCTACTGCTGCAGGTTCTACATTTAAAACACTAACTGCCGTTCAAACTGTATCTCTTTCTGGTGGTACAGATGACTACGCATTAACTGATGGTGAAAAAACTAGTGCGTTTGCATTATTTGCCAATGCTGAACAGTATGATGTTTCTCTAGTTATGCTAGGTAAAGCATCTACTACCGTTGCACAGTACGTAATTAGCAATATCTGCGAAACTCGTCTAGATTGTATCGCTTTGATTTCTCCAGAGAGAGTATCAAATGGTGATACAATTATCGGAGCAACCTCTACAGAAATTGGTTATATTACTGCATACCGTGATGCAATTTCAAGCACATCATACGCAGTTATGGACTCTGGTGCTAAGTATCAATACGATCGTTACAATGACAAATATCGTTATGTCCCATTAAATGGTGATGTGGCTGGTCTGTGTGCTCGTACTGACTATACTAACGATCCATGGTTCTCTCCAGGTGGTCTAAATCGTGGTCAAATTAAGAATGTTGTTCGCTTAGCAGTTAATCCAACTAAGACACAGCGTGACACTCTTTACAAGAAAGGTGTTAATCCTGTTGTTACCTTCCCAGGAGAAGGAACTGTTCTATTCGGTGACAAGACTCTATTGGCTAAACCAAGTGCATTCGATCGTATCAATGTTCGTCGTCTATTCATCGTTATGGAAAAGGCGATTGCAACTGCTGCTAAATTCCAGTTGTTCGAATTCAACGATGGATTTACTCGTGCACAGTTTAAGAACTTGGTGGAGCCATTCCTCCGTGATGTACAAGGTCGTCGTGGTATTACTGATTTCGTTGTTAAGTGCGATGAGTCTAACAACACAGGTGAAGTTATCGATCGTAACGAATTCGTTGCTGATATCTTCGTTAAGCCAAATCGTTCTATCAACTTTATTACTCTCAACTTCGTTGCTGCTCGCTCTGCGATTAACTTCAGCGAAATTGGTGCTTAATAACAGATAAATAAAGATAAGAACAAGGAGA